GCCCACGACGGTGTGGCGCCAGCGACAAAGCGCGCCGTGATGCCGCCGGATAGCGAGACTGTGGCGGCGATGTCTGCCGTGGTCCATCCGCCTGAGTCGATGCGCCAGCGGAACTCGCCGCCCTCGGCGCTGAACGTCCAGCGGTCGCCGACCTCGAACGGGATCGCGCCCGGCGTGACCGTAAATGCGAGACCGCCGTTGCTGTATGACGATGGCGCCGTGGTGACGAGCGGATAGGGGTCGAGCGCGCCGGCGACAGATCCGCGAACGCCGAAGGTCACAGTGTCATTCCCGATCTGCCCGCCTCCGAGCTGCACCGGATCGGCGCGCACGATTTCCCATTCGATAGCGTCGCCCTGCTGGTACGTCGCGCGGCCGTTGGCGTATGGAGTCGTCTTGACGATCAGCTTGTCGCCGACCTGCATATTTTCCATGCATCCGACCGCAGGCCCGAAGCCGAATTCGCGCGTACTGACCGGCTCGTCTTCGCCAATGTCGTTTGGTTGCATCCGGGCCGAGTGGTAGTAGTAGCCCGGTTGGATTGGTAGCAAGCCGTCTCCTTGGCTCACAAACCAATAATCGCCGCCGTGGTCCTGCCACACTGCATTCCCTGTCAGTGTGGCGCCATCAAAAGGGCGAAGCAGGTTCCCGGCGATATAGACCTTGCCGATGCACGCCTGCACCAAGCGCGTGAGCGGGCCAAGGTCGTTGGTGAGGTTACGCGTTCCTTCAAGCGCCATCGTGACATATCGCTGCAAGAGCGCTTCGGGCGATTCGTCGCCGTTGAGGAACGTGCGGAATGCGGTCGATTTCCACATGCGGCCGCCGGTGTTCGTCGTGACCATCAGCGGGGAAAGTTTGTCGACGATGAAATCCCACTGATCTTGAAACTCCGCGGCGACGGCAGAGTTAAGCGAACCGCTGCCGCCCATTTCGTTGTATATCGCCAGCAAATGCGTCTGAAACGTGTTGGCGACCATTTCGATAGCCGCGATATCCGCGTCCTCGAACTTGGCGATATTGGACGCGCGCTGCAGCAGCATCGAAACCGCGCCATTGGTGTAGGTGTCTGTAGGCGCGATGGTGTCGGCCTGAATCACTGCATTGATGTCGGTCATGATCGACGTCAGCGCGGTATCCGCGTCATCAGCCCCGAAATAGCAATTCAAATTGATTGACTGCAGCCGCCAATCCTCGATTTGTTCATACAGCGTTTTGAGCGTAGCCGGCAAAGTCGCCACTGCCGTGCCTCCTGTGGTGATACCCAGCAAAATGTCATTGGGCCCGCCAACGACGGGAATGGTGGAGCAGTCGCACGCCTCGGCGGGACGCGGGCGCCACTCGAAAACATAGGTGCGCGTCTGCGCCTCGGCGCCAAGCCGGAAGTTCTTCACGCACAAGGATGGGACAGGCGTGGCCGCATCGCGCGACAGAAGTTCCAGGTAGGCCGTGCCCTCACCTTCCGGCTCGGTGTTCGGCGCCAGCTCTTGCGGGATCGTCGCGGCGTAGCCCTCATCCGTCCATGCGACACCCGAAACGGCGTTGTCCATCTCGCCGGACACGCTGCCGGACATGCGCCAGATTTCAGCGCCCGGAATCGGAGCCGCGATGCACTCTGCGCGCAGGATCTCTGTCGGAGCTGCGGTTGGCACGGTCAGCGGGATGATCGCGCGCTTGATGTAACTGGTGCCCTCGCGTGTGCTGCCTGCGCTGTAGCTCGACGTGAAGACCGTCAGGTCATCGCAAGCCATTCCGCCAGGGCGCCGGTCCTGCGCGATCACGCCGTCTACCTCGATCAGCGTCGAGTCGGCGGCGATCTGCGACAGCAGCGAATAGAGCGTGGTGACCGGCGGCGTGTTGAACGTCTCGACAACCGATGCGCCGTCAAGTAGCTCAACCGTGCGCCCGCCAGTGATGGCATAGACGCGAGTGCCGATGGGCACGGGACGCTTGAGTGCCGGCGACAGGTGGTAGCGATAGGCGCCGTCGCGGAACACGCGCCAGTGGCGATACACGGTCACATCATCGCCAAACCGGATGCGCGGCGCGGCAGCGGGTACGGTGCCCTCGGGCTCCAGATTGACCGCGCCGAAGTTGTACTGGTCGCCGCTGAACTCGGATGCGCCCGCGGACATGTCGCCCGTCGTTGCGTAGTCCGTAGCGGTGGCAGTCAGGCCCGCTTGCGACACGCGCAGCGAGTAGGCGTTTCCAGCCGTACCGGCCACCTTGGCGCGCAGGTTGACGCTCTGAAACGGCGCCCATGCCTTGCGCGTCGGCGTGCCGAGATCCAGGCACGTGACCGTGAACTCTTGCGCGGCGATGCCGCTGTCGGCGGACAGGCCGGACAGAGATCCGTTGCCGATGCCCGCATACACCGGGGCGCTCAGTTGCGGCGCGCCGTTGATGGTGTTGCTGGTGACCTCGATATCGACCACTGCGTCATCCGCGCCGCTGTAGCTGCCCGAAAGCTCCACCGTGCCGCCCCCTTCGGCCACGCGCGACACCAGCTCCCACGCGGACGATGCAGCCGTGTTCGTCGCCGTGAGCGTCGCGTCGCGGACGATGTTTTCAAGGCCGGTCGGGTAGCGCATGCGTTAGCGGCTCAGTCGGTTGATGCGTTCGAGTTCGGGGACCACGGACTGTTCGACAAACTGCCGCGCCTGATCGGTGGTCATGCCTTGCACGTTGATGACGATCTGAGGCGCGCTGCGGCCGCCGCCTGCGGCGCTTCCGCGGCTGCTGGTTGCGCCGCCGGTTGCTTCCGCCTGCTGTCCAGTGCCAACGCCGCCGAATCCGGCGGTACGCTGCGCCTCGATCTGGATTGATCTCTTGGTCTCGTCGTTGGCCTGTTTCTTGGCGCGCGCCAGTTCCAATTCCTTGCGGACCAGCTCGTCTAGCAGCGTCGATGACGTGCCGTACTGCAGCGCAAGGCGCTTGCGGATCTGTTCTTCCTCGGACAGTGCCACGTTCTGCCGGCTCAACTGATCGAGCCGCGCCTTGATCTTTTCCTCTTGATCGGCACCCGCGGCAAAGAACCGATTCAGGGTGTCGATGTAGTCCTTTGCGGACTTGGCAGCGCCGGCAGCTTCGAGCGCCTGACGCACGAAAGCCTCGGACAGATTGCCGAGACTGATTGCGGTTTCGCTTGACTTGTTGCCGATGTTGCCGAAGGAGTCGGCGACCTGGCTGTTGCTGCTCTTGAGGTCATCCGCAGCGTCGCCGGCGTCACCGGCAGCAGAGGCAAAGTTGCGCAGGCTGCTGCTTGTGCTCTCGGCGCTGCGCGCGAGGCGATCCGTAGAACTTGCGGCATCGTCAATCTGCGCTTTCGTCTTGGCGATCTGGGCCTCAAGTGCAGCCGCCTCTTTTGCCAGCGCCTGAAACTCCGGAGATCCGGGAGCGGCGCGGCCCAGATCGTCGCGCACCTGCGCCAGCTTCTTTTGCAACTGGTCCAGGCTCAGTCCGGCCAGTTCAGCGGCTCGCGCGGTATCTCCAAGCGTGCCAACCGTGAGCTTTGCCGCTGGCGGCACCAGCCGAAGATCCTCGGCGACCGCAGCCGCGGCGCTGCCTGCCCTGTCGGCAGATCCTGCAAAATCGTCCGCCGCCTTGGCGGCATCATCCGTCGCCTGCGCCGCTTGTCGAGTCGTCTTGGTGCCGCGCTCGAACTGCGCACCCAGGCCGCGCAACGAACGCTCGGCACCCTGTGCGGCTACGTTGAACTTGTTGGTAGACGCGGCCGTGTCGGAGAAGTACGCATCCAACTCCTGCGCCTTGGTGCGCAGGTAGTCAATCGCTGATCCGATTCCACGAATCGTGCTGGCCGTCGTCTCGACCACCAGCACCAGCGCATCAAAGGCGCGCTTGGCGTCCGACGCGAAGTCGGCGACATTGCCGGCCCACGCCTCAAGATCGGCCTGTTCGATCAGGTCGCCAACCGAGCGAATCGCGTTGGTTGCCAGCTCCTGAAACTGATCACGGATCCGCGCAAATTGCGGAGAATCCCCAAGCGCGTTGATCTTCTCAGCCAGCGCAACGGCTTCATCGGCAAGCGGCTGCAGGATCGGCGAAAGAAACTCGTTGCGAAGGTTCGTGACGCTGTTCTGCAGGCGCGCAACCGCGCCGTTGAACGTGTCGCCGAGGATTGCACTTGTGCGCTCCGCGGCGCCCGCCGACTCTTCCAGCTTGCGCGTCAGATCGGCGATTGCACCGCCGCCGCCGTTGACCAACGACAGGATCGCTGGCCGCGCCTCGGAGTCCAGCGCCAACAGGATCTTTTTGGCCGCGTCGCCCTTCTTGCCAAGCGCATCAATGACAGTCGAGAAATCGCGCGACTTGATCCCAGCGTCGGAAAGCGCCTCGCTGAACTTGCTTGCAGGATCTGCCAGAGCGGAGAAGACGTTGCGCAGTGCCGTACCAGCGCGCTCGCCGCGGAAACCCTGCTCAGCAAGGGCGCCAATGGCCGCGCTTGTCTCCTGCACGCTGCTTCCAGCTTGCCGCGCCAGTGGCGCGACATAGCTCATTGCGTTTCCGAGCTGCGTAATACTGGTATCGGTACTATCCGCCGCAAGCTGCAAGACGTCGGCAAACGTCGCAGCCTCCTGCATCGACGCGCCAAACTGCTTGATGGTGGTCGTCAGGATGCTGGACGACTCAGCCAAGCTAATGTTGTTTCCCTGCGCAATGAAAAGCGCCGGATTCAACACGTCGACGGCTTCCTTTGCGGAAAGGCCGGCCCTCGCCAGCTCCGTCAGGCCCTCGGCAGCCTCAATCGCAGTAAACCGCGTGCGCTCGCTAGCGCTGATTGCCGCCTCGCGCAGCGTGGCGAACTCCGCGGCACTGGCGCCCGTGACGGCTTGCAGGGCCGCTAGTGCGGACTCAAGATCAGCGGCGCCCTGCACTGCGCCACCAATGGCAGACGCAGCAGACGCGACGGCGCCGAAGCCTTTCGCGGCAAGCTCGGCTCCTTGGTTGAGCTTGACCAGCGACGCGCCAACACCAGACACGCCCTCGCGAATCTGCCCAAGCGTGCGCGTTACGCCGTCAATCAGCGATAGCTTGATGGTCTCGTCGCGGGCCATCAGCGCTTGTCCAGTTCGCGGAAGATGCGGCGCGTCAACTCCTCGCGCGCGCGGATGGATTGGCGGACCACGAAGCGCTCGGAAATCTCGCGATTGCGCAGCATTGCGGCCACGCTTGGGCCGTACAGGACGCGGATCGGGAGGCGCTTGCGCCCGACGCGCTTAAATGGGACCTTGAACCCGTACTTCTCTGGCGTGAATCCTCCCTTTACCGTGAAACGCCTTCCATTGAATACGGATGCGGAAAAGCCGCTTGGGAATTGAACTCCAGCAAACGCCTTCAATGTGATCCCTTTTGCGGAGCCGGTAGTTATCACGTCGTACCCGCTTGCAAAAGAGCGGACTGCCTCATCAACGCGAGGCTTCTTGATGTTATAGACGGCTGTTATCTCGCGCTTTGCCTCAGTCTTGCTTGCGCGCGCAACCGACGATGCCGCCTGCCTGAAAACAGACGGCTGATCTCTTGAAACGGCGAGCAGGCGGCGTCCTAGATTGCCGATGCCGGCGGCGTCAGCCTTGATCACTGGCAACCCTCCGCATCATCCGCTCGCGCATGCGGGCGGGATCGAGCGCCGCCTCGGCGTCCTTTACCGCTGCACTTGCCGCAGCGATCTCCGCGTCGCTGATCCAGTCGGCGAACTCGTCAGCAATCGCGCCGAGCGCCTCGCCTGCCTGCATCGCATAGACCGCATCCACGGACACGCCGCGCCGCTGCGCGAGCAGCGGAACGGCAGCCATGAGCGGATCGAGTGCGCGCAGGCTGGCCGGAAGACACAAGCCGGCCACGGCGAGAAGTTCGGCGAGGGTCACGGATTACGCCCGGCCATCGAGAATGATCTGAGGCGTGCTGCTGTCCTTCTCGTTGATGCCGAGGCGCATCTCGACCGATGCCGTTGTGGTGTCGCCGATGAACGGGAGTTCCCCGTTCGGGCTGATCTTGCACGACGAGATGAACAGGTCGCGGTTGTCGCCCTCGCTGTTGTCGGCGATGAAACGGAACTGCCCAGCGATGGACCCGGATCCGCTCGTCGTGGTGCGGTCGCGCGTCTCGGCAGCCGGCGTGTAGTCGACGTTGAGCGACAGGTAATCGCCAGTGACCTCGGTGTAGAGATCGCAGGCCGCGGCGATATCACCATCCGGCTCAATGCCGATGCGGCCGGAGGCTGCGTTCAGCAGGTAGTCGTCGGCGACGGTGAAAGCCGCCGTGGTGCCGAGGAACTTGACGGTAGCAGTCCCGTCCGTCGTGCTGGCGCCGATGCTGGTTGTGGTCATCGACGGCGGCGAACCTGCCGAGGTGCCGGCGGTCGTGACCACGAACACATCGGTACTGACCTTGTAGATCTGGCCGACCGTGTAGGCCGTCGAGTTGGCGCGCGCCGCGGCGTTGGCCAGCTCGTAGATCTTGACCGTGACCGCCGAGACGTTGCGCACGCCAGCGACGTGAGTCGTGCTCGCGCCGAGCTGATACTCGCGGTTGCTCTCGGCGTTGCGGATGCGTTCGTTCGTGACCGGCGTTGCGGCCTGCGTGACGGTGGCCGTGCTGCCGGCAAGGATCAGCGCAAGATTTTCCGCGCTCAGATCGTTGGCAGTGAATGCGCCCTCGAAGTCGACCTGCGTGACCCACTCGCGGATTTTCTTGCGCGTCGCCGTGCGTGAACTGTAGTAGCTCTCGACCTCACTCGTGATCGTGACCGTCAAGCCAGAGACTTCGCCGAGATCGCGCTCGCCCATCGGAAGGCCGTTGGCGTCGAACGGTGCGAAAAAGCAGATGCCGCGGCCGAGCACGAGGTTCTCGACTTTGGTAAGGGGGGTGTGGGCCATTGCGGTTTCTCCAGAGTCGGAAATGAAAAAGGCCCGCTCAGCGGCGGTCTTTTCCGGGTGCTTCGGTTGTTTGCGGTTAGTGCGTGATCGTCTGTTTCGCGTTGACGCGCACGCGGGTTCGGATCCCGAGCGCGCCCGATGCAAGCGCCTCCGGGATCAACTCGTTTCCGAGGTATCGGATGGCGCCGACCTCGACGCCCGCCAGCTTGAGGCGCCCGGACGGGACCAGCACCGCGCGCCGGACGTCGGCCTTGATGTCTGCCGCCGCGTCTGCCGTCTCGATGCCATCGAGCCTGCGGTGTGCGTCGATGTGGATCACCAGCGCAAGGTCGTACACGCGCTGGTTTCCGGCGATTCCCTCGCCTTCGGCGTTGACTGTCCCGTAGCTCTCGCTTGCGGTGTAGACCAGCGTCTGCCAGTCGGCATCGTCGGCAAGTTCGCCGAAAATGAAAGACCGGCGCACGTCGGCGCCAACCTCAGTGGCGTAGCCATTCGACGTGCGAACATCCGCCAGCAGCGCAGCAATCGCCGCAAGTGCATCGGCCTCGGTACTCATGCGCCATCACCGCGCACAGGCGCGCACGCCCACCACTGCATGCTGTCATCTCGCTCGCCGGTCGGCTTCGTCAGGCGCCACGTCCGGCCATCGTCGCCGATGACCAAGCCGTTTGCCTCGACCGTGACCGTGGCGGCCTCGATCCCGATCTGGCGCGACCGCACGAATGCAGCCACGCCAGATTCAGGACTGCCGGCGTCGATCATCTGTTCCTCGTCAAAGAGGTAGGTGATCGCCGTTTCGACGCCATCGGGTGAGCGATACGTTCCCGTATCGCCCAACCCGACGCCGGCAAAGGCAGGGAGCGCCAATGCGTCGAATTGGCGCTGCCATGCGCGCATGCCCATTACGTCTTGGTCGCGTTGCCCGGCGTGAGCTTGATGGTGCAGGTCGTCTCATCGGCCGCGCCAGCGACCCACGCCACCGCGCCGCCCGTGATGTCGCCGGTCGCCGGGGTCGCCGCAGAGTCGTCGAACTTGCCGGCGGACACGTCCCAGATGAGCTTTTCGCCCTGCGTGAAAACGGCCGCCGTGACCTTCGGGACGCCCGAGAAGACGCCTTCGACCGCGACCGCGCCACTGCCGGTTGTCGCGGCAATGTCGGTCAACGCGATGCCGATGGTGTGGCCCATCACGACCACATCGCCGGCCGCGATGGCCGAGCCGCTGTTGGCGTAGGTGATGACCCCGCCTTCCTGCTGATACTTCGTCGTCATGTCTCAACTCCTGAAAATGGAAAGGGCGCCGAAGCGCCCTTGAATTGCCGGTTGCGCCCCTATCAGGAGCCGTTGCTGCGGACCAGGCCGCGCCAGTCGATGACCTTGGCCGCGAAGTCGAGCCGCGCCTTGACCTTGATGCCGTCGGTGTCGAAGTCCACCATCTGCTCCACATAGACGCCCTCGGCGCCTTCGAGATAGCAGTATTCGACCGTGTCGACCTGGCTCGAATCCGCGGCCATGTACCAGTGGGCCGCCGAGGTGGAATCAAGCAGGGCTTCCACGATGGGTTCGACGGCGGTGGCGCCGCCCGCGCGGAACTCGTTCACGCTGCCCGGGGTGCTCGGCGTGTAGTTCGCGCTGGTGAACTGGTACGCGGTCTGCTCCAGAGCCGCCGGCACGATGATGTAACGCGGCGTGAGGTTCAGGATCTCCGACGCCATGCCGGTTTGCTTGCGCAGCAGCTTGCGGGCTGCGGCGAGCGCGGCGGCTGCGTTCGTGGCGTCGAGCGCGGTGGTGGCGCCGGTGCTCAGGTTGCCGTGCGTGGAGTGGAACAGCGCCACGCCGTCCGACATGTTGCCGTTCGCGGTGAGCTGCTGGTAGACCAGCGAGTTCTCCAGGCGGCGCGCGGATCCTGCAAAGCCAGTGATGGCGCGGTCGAACGCGCGCAGATCGTCGTTCACGATCATCTCGCGCGTGACGGCCAGACCGCGAGCGTAGGTCGCGATGGTGTACTGCTCGCGCTTCTCGGACACGGTGCCGTAGGTGATCTCGGCGCCCTCGACCTTGA